CGCCCACCAGCACATTCCATTGTTTAGGCAATTCCCCGATCAGGGAGTCCGGCAACCATGTAAACCTGTGCAAGTCTGACCCGCTATGGTCATCTACAAAATCAGGGGTTAACACTTTATTGCGCGGATGCTCACAATTCCACAGGATTAGGCTTGACCAGTTCTTTCTGGGGTAGTCCTCGTTTTTAGCCTCCATAGGCGTATTAATGTACTTCCGAGGGTGCTGGGTCTTGTAGTCGTGTTTAACGACCTGAACGGCTTTTGTGGGGTCAAATAGCTTGTTTAAATCGTCTATGTCGCCCAGCATTAGCATGTCGCTGGCATCCATAAAGATTGCCTTGCCCTTAAAGCCCGTGAAATACGGGACTAGAAATCTTTGATAAATGAAGGCGTTTGTGCCGTCCCGCTGCTTGCCGTAGAAAGGCGTAATAGCAACCGGCTCTTTGGTGCGCTCGATCAGGCTTTGACAGAAAACGTGAAAGCCAACAGCTTCCCTTGGGTCGTATCCGGCAAAGATTCGGATCATTTCAGCGTCAGCTTATACAGCGTTGAGTCAATCAGGGCTGCAATCTCATCAATGATGTTTTGTAGCTGGCTGTCATCCGGCATTGCTTTTCTGTTGTCTTTGACGTAATCGCAAATGCCCTCTAAGTACCGCACAGGGTCTTTGGCATTATGGAAGTTCTCAGGGAAGGTCTTGATCTTCTGGTATGCACCAGAGTAAGCCTCTGCAAAGCTATCAACCAGTTCAACAATTGCAGGGTAGTAGCTACCAAGAGCCATGTGAACAGCAAAAGAGTCTGTGGATAAGTGCATGAAATGCGTGACTGTCCCACTGTGCAGCAGGGTGGAAATAAAGTCTGCAACATCTTTATCTTGAGCCATGATGATTCTCCTTGTTTTATTTTAGCATTTCCCATAGGACAAGCCAAGCGGATGATATCCCCGACTTCAGCCATCTTATTCAGACTACTGCACCCATAAGGTCTAGGTTAGATTTCCAGAGCGCCCTCATATCGTTGGGCTAGCCGTCACATCACCACGTTTGCTCTGTTCCTGTGATACCCCTAGCAAGTTCACGCGCTGGCTTGTCAGTAAGCGCATCGCTTTCCTCGATAGCCACCACGACATTGGTGCATTGTTTCGTCATCAGCAATCGGCACTGGAACGCAAAAAAGCCACTTTCTACTGCGTTCTGATGCTGGCACATCATTTCCTTTTTTAAGGGATAACGCATGAGAAAATGGCCTCATGTTTGTCTTGTGTGCCAGCACTTGACCAGCAAATTATAGATCAGCCGGTAAAAGAATGTCAACAGGCCAAACAGAACGCAAAGAGTTAACAGTCCTAGCGTGGGCTTTTTGCCACATCTGCATTCTTTCTTCTTTGCTTAACTTTGCCCCTTGGTCTATTTCATAGTGGCATTTTAGGCACAGGGCAGCAACCAAATTGTCATCAGCCTTGATCCCTCTGCCTTTGCCGCCGCCCCAATTGGTGTGGGCAGCTTGCACCATCTCACCAGATCCGCAAGCCTGGCAGTCCAGACCGGCCACCAGCTTTAACAGCTTCTTGCTTCTGATGTACTTATGTTTAACAATCATAAAAGGCTTGTTTGAATTTGCTTAACTGATTCTGGTGCAAACAATTGGCCTTGTGCCACCGCTTGTTCAATACGCTTGCAAGCAATGTCAAAATACTTAGGTTCACGCTCAATGCCGATAAACTCGCGGCCTAGCTGGATAGCCGCTACGCCTGTTGTTCCGCTGCCCATAAACGGGTCGAGGATGGTTTGAGGCGATCCCTTCAGCTTTTCTATGCACCATGTCATCAGTGGCAGAGGCTTCTGTGTAGGGTGATTCCATTTATCTTCAGTAACCCGCCCACACTCAAAATGGCGTACTGGCATATCGACATTTGTCCAACACAATTCAGCAGAGCCATAAGACGGCAATCCTGGGGGCTTTATCCAAGAAAGCCAACCACGCATAGGCGGCAAGTCAAAATGATTTCCACCCCAAACCATTACTTGCGGAGCAATGTTTAGAAGCCATTTAATGTCTGGCGCTTTACTGTCCCAATCAGAAGCCTCTCTACCAACATTATCCCTACTCCATTTAGATGGCGACTTAGAAAACCCAATCCCATAAGGCGGGTCAGTAATCACCGCATCCACCTTGCCCAGCGTAGGCAAGATGTCCATGCAGTCGCCAAGGTAAAGAGTGGCATTGCCAATTTCAACTTTCATCTGTGCGCCCCGTCCTGTGTTCGATTAGTGGCCTCACGGCTGCGCCAAATTTCAATGTCCAGCCTTGCTGCCTCAATCTCCCATTTGAGGGTTTCTTCCTTTTCTATTGCCAGCGCCATGCCCTTGATTAGCTGGACATATTCAGGGTCTGCGTATGCCTCACGCTCTTGAGCATTTGCAGCCTCTACGCCTGACTTTAAAGAATCCTTCATCAGCATGGCTTTTTTAGACTTGCGGAATTCCTCAAGGTAGACCCGTTGGGCCTTGGCCTCGCCGTACAGTGGCGCTTTGTCTCTAATCGACTGCGCTGCGTCTTCGGGTATCAAGTCTTTTCCTCAATGGTGTAAAACCAATCATCACCAGCAGACCATTTGCGTGTGCCGTCTACAGTCCACAGGTTTTTAGCAGCTTGAAAATCAGGAAACTTTGTCTCAGCAGGGATTAGGCTCTGGTCGTACCACAAGCATCGGTTGTTGGGCTGGCAGGCAAATTGGCCGTTGTCCAACTTAATCCAGTTAAACGACTTGTGTTCTTCAGCTTGCTCTGTAAAGCCAGTGTCCAGCGCCATTTCATCAGCACAAAAATCCACTGTAAACATGTACTGCCCAAAGTGCCACTGCTTATCTTTGCCAAGGAACTTAACACCCAGATTGCGTAGCCCGATCTTTTCCACAATGGTGAATTTGTAGCCCATGCAATCCCACAATTGCAAGGCATCCACGGGCAAGTCAACAAGTTCGGTTGCCTCTGTGTGCCACACATAAGCATGGATGGGCAGCTTGTCGTACAACGCGCCGTAGTTGGGCAAAAGTGATTCAATCCTGAACACCTGACCGCGCAGGGCTTTAAGGCTGACCCATATAGCAGGCTCAAACTCGCCATGCCCCTTGGTGAAGTTGTACAAAAACTCACGCTTGACAAAACATTTGACAGGCGGCAACGAGGCCACGATATAGCTCATTAAATCTCCTTTAACATGCGTAGCGCAGCTTCAGGGCTGTCAATTCTGAACAGCATGCCTCCGCACCACTTTAAGAAAAAATCGGCTTGTAGCTTTGTTAAACGCTTTTTAGAGGTGGTTTTGATCTCCACCAAAAAAGTTTGCTGCTGGTAGCCGACAAGAAGGTCAACCGGCAGGCCAATGATCCACACAAACGCGCCAGCATTGCGTAGCGCAGAAACAATGGCCTCTTGATTTGCGTCAACTCTAGCTGCGTGTCTCACTTAACAATTTCCAGGCTGTTGCGGCACAGAGTGGCACTTGTCCGTTTCCAATGGCTTTAAGTCTGTCCACCCGACAGGCCATCCCATTCGCATTTCCGAATGCATCGGGTGAGGGTAAGTCAACCCGTGTTTTAGCTTTACATAGTCCCGCCATTGATCGAATCTTAGTTTTCCATTGTCTTGGCGAGCGGCTGTTGTCCCTCCCTTCCAATCGGTTGCCAGCACAGTTGGCAACAATCCAGATTCGTTGTCGCCTATGGTCAAATCCGGCAAAGTTAGCTCCCAGCACTCCCCACCTTGCATCAAACCCCATTGCGGCCAAGTCTCCGAGAACTTGTCCAAGTCCCCGAGAAGTGAGCATTGGTGAGTTTTCCACAAAGACATGCTGGGGTCGTACTTCACAAATGACGCGAGCCATTTCTGCCCACATTCCTGATCGTTCTCCGTCAAGTCCGTCGCCTGTACCAGCGGCACTGACGTCTTGGCAAGGAAAGCCGCCCGATACGATTTGAGCAATTCCTCGCCACGGCTTACCGTCAAAGGTGCGTATGTCATCCCAAACTGGGAAAGGCGGGAGAAGGCCGTCATTTTGTCGGGCGCACAGAACGCTAGCTGGGTATTGCTCCCACTCAACGGCGCAGACTGTTCGCCATCCAAGGAGGTGTCCTCCAAGTATTCCTCCACCAGCGCCTGCGAAAAGAGCCAACTCATTCATGTCGCCTTTGTCTGTTCATTTCGTCACGCAATTCATCAAACGCCGACTGACCACGAATCCGCGCTATGTCGTATGACACCTTGCGCCACCACAAATGGGCTGCGTTTGCCCCCAACTCCCTGGCCTTCTGCCTGTGGCGCTTGATCCACTCCCTCGCCTCGCATTGCAGCATGTGGCTCATCAATGTCCCCTGTTAACTCCAGTGCCTGATTAATGATGTGCAATGGGTAGCGTTTACCCTCACGGGCCTTGTCCAAAATTTGTGTGGCTGTGAAATAGTTCATTTAAACCAATCCGGTTGCGTGACTTGTAGCTGGTAAAGCCTGCCATTGGGTAGCTTCTTCCAGTGAGTCACAGCCGCCCTAGACACCCCCAGCAGCCGCGCCAGCTTTGCCTTGCTGCCAGCCTTGGCAATGGCAGTTTGCAGCGTTGCCTGTTGTTGTTCAGTGATTAATTGCATTCCGTAGATTGTATAGATTTCTAAGCAATGTGCAATAGGCGCTACCTATGAAAAAAGCCAAGTTGATAAAAATATATTTGGCAAAAGACTAGACAGTTGTTAATTTATCTATACAATCCATAGCAATCCCACTACTTCGGTGGGTCTTTTTGGAGCAACTTAGATGATTTACATTGCCGACATCCGGAACATTCTTAACTGCACTATTGAGCAAGCGCAGGCTGTGTTTAATGTTATGTGCGCCAACGGGTTTGACTTTAGCAAGTCTTCAAAACCCAAATTTAAAAAAGAAGTGATTGCAATCTCTAAGGAGTTAGCATGAACATCCATTTCGACGAAATTATTGACGGATTTCGTTTTACTGGTTTAGCCGACTTAGAGCCTGCCGAACCAGAAACTTTTACAGAGCAAGGCTGGCCGACCATCGTGACAGTCTTTACCTTGCATGTTGATGGGTCATACAAAGACTTTATAGACATCATCAACCCATCAATCATCCAGCAGATTGAAAAGTCTATTGCGGAGGACAGATGAAAAACCTAGCCCTTGATCTTTTACTTGCCACAGCCATTGGCGTTGGCCTTGCCCTTTCTCTTATCACTTGGTGGACAACATGAAAATTAAACTTACAGCGCACATTCACTACAGAAAATACCCGTGGGAGGGTCAAGGTGAGTATCAACTATTTTATGCGCGTCTTGAAGACGAAGACTCTTTGACCTATGTTTGTGAACAAGAGGTAGAAATTGAAGTGCCAGATGACCATGACCCCCGCGCCCAGCAAATTGCCGCGCTAGAAAAGAAAAAGTTAGAAATCATGGCCCATTACCAAAAGTCAGTTACTGACATTAACGACCGAATTAGCAAATTACAAGCACTGGAGTGGACAACATGAAAAACATTGCAACAGCTTTAGTACAGGCTCAAAAAGCCTTTGCACCAGCCTTGAAAAACGCCGTAAACCCTCATTTCCGCAGCAAGTATGTTGACCTTGCATCATGCGTGGAATCGGTTGTAGGGTCTTTGAATGAAAATGGAATATTTCTATTTCAGACAACAACAGAGCATCCAGACGGGGTGATTTGTGAGACTAGCTTTTTGCATGAATCGGGTGAGCGTTTAGATTGCGGCAAATTATTTTTCCCCGCACCTAAGCACGATCCCCAAGGCTTCATGTCGTGTTTGACTTACATTCGCAGAGCGTCTTTGATGGCCGCTACAGGGCAAGCACCAGCCTCAGAAGATGATGACGGCAACAGTGCCACCCGCCAGTATCAAGTTATCAAAACAGTAGACGGGCTGACAGACCACCTTAGCGCCATCAATGCAGCCGCTGATGAGCCGCAGCTAATCAAGGCTTTTAAGGAAGGCTACGCCGCCTGCAAGGGTGATGAAGCCTGGCAGAACACTATCATTAAGGCTAAAGATGCCATGAAAAAGAAATTGGGAGCAGTCTAATGGAACAGCGCACACCCGAATGGTTTGCTGCCCGTCTGGGCAAAGTGACCGCCAGCCGCATTAACGACATTGTGGCAAAAACACAGTCTGGTTACTCAGCCAGCCGAGCCAACTACATGGCCTTGCTGATCTGCGAAAAGTTGACCGGCGCTGCTGCTGAGTCGTACAGTAACGCATCCATGCAGCATGGCACTGATACAGAGCCAGCAGCCTTGTCTGCGTATGAGGCCGCTAAAGGCGTTTTGGTGCAAGCTGAAGGCTTTGTAACCCACCCGTCAATCGAGCAGTCTGGTGCGTCTCCTGATGGCTTGGTGGGCGACTCTGGCTTGATTGAGATTAAGTGTCCTAACACCGCCACCCATTTAGACACATTGCTTGGCAAAAAGATGCCTACAAAGCACCGCGCCCAGGTGCAATGGCAGATGGCTTGCACTGGACGGCATTGGTGCGACTTTGTTAGCTTTGACCCGCGCCTGCCAGAACGACTGCAAGTGTTTATTGTGCGTGAGGTTTACGACCCTGCGTATGTGGCAGGGCTAGAAGCTGAGGTAGTTAAATTTCTTGGTGAGATGGACAGCAAAATTAAGGAACTTGAAAAATTATGAAATACGACATTAAATTTGCAGCCCGTGAGTACGAAATGCAGGGCGAGAAAAAAACATTTTGGACTACACACGGAACTTTGTGGATTGATGGGGATAGGATTAAGATAAAAATGGAAAGTCAACCCGTGAGCAAAAACTTTGAGGGTTGGTTTCATTGCTTTGAACAACGCCCACTTGATTCAGAGGCTTACATTGCCCCGCCTGTTGCCCGTCCTGTCAAAGCATCTAGCGGGTTTGATGACATGCCGGACGATATTCCGTTTTAATTTTTTGGGGCAGCGCTGTGCTTCCCGCAGTTGCCTGGCGCGTAAGTCCCCTTCTTTTTTAAGGTGCATCATGGACTACAAAGACTTTTTCAAGAAAATTATTCCAGCGGGTGAGTTTGGACGGGCGCGTACAAGTGACCCTGCCACATCCCACCAGGCAGCGGCATCCATTACAGACGTTAGCTCTCACTACGCTCAAATCTTGGAGGCACTTAGCACGATTGGGCCGCTAGGCAAAGATGGCATCTCGTTTTACTCACGGCTAGACCCTAACCAGATTGCAAGGCGCTTGAACGAAATGCAGAAACTTGGTCTGATCCGGCTGACAGGCAAAACAGTTAAGTCAAATTCCAATCGTCAAGAACGCGAATGGACGCTATGAAAGGGGCTAAGAATGTTTAAGTACATGTGGACAGAATTTCGGTCAACAATCAGAATGTTGCCGCCAGTACAAACTGCCGTGCATGAGCTATTGCATGCCGAGCATGATTTGTTAAGGGCAGAAGCTGGCGTGGAATACGCGCAGGCAATGGTCACTTGCCAAAAGCAGCGTATCAAGCGCTTAAAGGCGTATTTGGCAGCAGAAGAACCAAAGGAGATAGCATGAACAGGGTGTGTGATACAGGGGCTATCTGCCAACACACACCGCAGTGTGAACACTTCTGCCATTTTACTAATGCGGAGCTTGAGCCGGAAGTAGTTCGCAAGATCAAGCCTTATCCGGCAATACCTGATGACATTGCGCCCGTACCTGAAGCGTGGCAGATGGTTGGAAGTGTTGTAGTTGGCTTTGTACTGGTGGCGCTGATGGTGGTCTGTTTGCTGCTGTTCTTTACTGGCATTTGGATTTGGAGTTTACTGATATGAGACAGATAGACAACAATGATGATGATGACGATATTCAGGACTACAAAAAGCCTTGGGTTAAGCTACGGGACGAAGAAATAAGCAAAATCCTCCAAGCGCACGAACAAGATTACCAGTGGTTTGCATTTGCTAGGGCCATTGAACAAGCCAGCAAGGAGAAGAACGCTTGAACTGTCCGACTTGTGGCGCTTGGAGTACTGTTAGCGATACGCGAAACAAAACAGGCTTTACTCTACGCCGC